CATATCATTATATCACAAAAACCTAAAAAAGTAAAGGTTTATTAGGTGTTTGTAACAGTAGGTGATGAAGCACCTACATTTGCAAAATCGTAACCTCTATAATTAAAAGTTACTGTAGCCGATAGATATTGTACATCACCAGCTTGTTGGTCATATTGTAGTTCACCAATATTTGTTGGGTATACATCTCTAAATCTGACTTCTTTAATAGCGTTATTTTTACTAGTTAATATTATTAGTGTTGCGTCTGAAAAGTAAGCTGCCTGACTAGGCGCACCAAACTTAACTTTGCCTGGTTCACTTGATACAGAAGCTTTACTTGATGGCGCTCTATCTGAACCTGCGTCTAAACCACCAGCATATTCTGTATAACTTTCTGGAAAACCTAAACCTCTAATCCAACCATGTATCTCTTGGAAGTTTTCTAAATTTTCATCTACCAAAAATGTCATATTCAAAGGTGAATATGTAAGAGTTGTACCAGGTAATGGCACATCTACAAAAGGTGTGGGTTGTCTTACCTCACTAAGCGCTAAAGCTGGTAGGTTAACAGATGTACAAAAATATTCTACCTTTGGTAGTTTTTGTATTTGAAACTTAAACTGCGTTGGTGACGCATAATCTAAACTTGTTGGTTGTCTTGCAAAACTATTTACTACTGTCATTATCGACCTCTTCCCAATCTTTTTCGGTGGCTAATTTTTCTAATTCTTTTTCTCTATCTGTTAATACTTCTCTTTGCATTTGAATATCATCTATTCTATTTTCTATAAATTGTAATTGACTTTCTTTACTAGGAAAAGTAAATACTGATATTAATACAATAGCTGCACTCAAGCACACTATCCAGATATTGTCCAAGATGATTTTTCTCATAATACTATTTATCCATCCTGGAGGAAGGCCAAAAAAAAGGGCGGATAAACCGCCCTTTTTCGTATTCTGTATGTTACAGATATTACATTAAGTTCGCAACTTGCGTTCTTTGGTAGTATCTGTTAGCGTTAGCAGAACCAGCACCGTTAATAACAGCTGCGTCACCAGTTCCAGCTTCAGCAAATGGATTTGCTTGTAAGCCGTATCTAGTTTTAAAGCCGATTTTCGGTTGGAAAGTATCTTGACCAACTGCTCTTACCATTTGTAGTGGTACATATGGACAATAGAACATACCAGCGTCATAAGGTGAAGTACCTTTATAACCTGCAACATAGTAATGTGCAGCTGCTGAGTTAGCAGAGTATGGGTCAATGTACACTTTAAATCTACCGTTTAAAACACCTGCAAAAGTATTACCTGTGTCATCAACATTTAGATTGTTGTTAAGAGCTGGAGTATAGTCTAATACACCTGCCATTTGTAAAGCAGAAGCTACATCAGCAGAAGTAATGATAATGTTACCTTTACCTCTTCTTGTTCTTTGAGCGATTCTGTTTGCATCTCTTTCAAGATTAAACATTAAACCTTTGAATCTCTCAACAGACCATCTACCGTTTGAGTCTGTGTCAAGGTCAAAGACACCAGCAGTCGTTACATGACCAGCAGGTGAACCTTTTTCTGCGTTTGTGTAAATTGTTCTTACAACTTCTCTGTTGATTTCCGCAAGGATTTCAGCAGATAGGATGTTAGCCAATTCTGTTTCTGCGTCTAAACCATGGATTGCTTTTAAGTCTTGAGCAAGTTCCATAGTGTATTCAGCTTTAAGTGCTCTTGATTTAGCAGTTACAGTTGACTTCTCGATTGAGAATGCCATTTCTGCAAAACTATTTCCAGAAGCGTCACCTAATGCTTCAGCAGCCGCTGTAGTCATACCAGTACCAGTTGTGTAAGTTCCAGCAGACGGTGAGTCGTTTAGAACCTCTGGGTTAGTACCAGCTTGTGCTGTTGTTGAGAAACCGCCAGTTGCTGAACCAGCTTTGTTTCTGCCTGAAAAGTCAGAATCAGCTTCGTCAAATAATGCTTCAGTTCCGTCTTGTGCGTTGTATCTACTTCTCATTGCAAAGATAAGTCCAGTTGGACCAGTCATTGGCTGTACGCCAGCGATATCATATGCAATTAAATTAGGCATAGCTCTTCTTACTAATGAAATAAGAATAGGGTCCCAATTTGAAATAGAAGCACCAGTTGAGTTAGTTGGAGCAGCTTCGTTTAAGAAAGCAGCGTCCTCTTTCATTGCACGCTCTTGGTTTTCCAAGATTGTAGCAGTAACAGCTCGTCTGTAAGAATCACCGATTTTTGGTAAATCTGCGTGTTCTAAGACTGGCTGCCATTTTTTTTCGTGTGTTTCAGATAAGTACATATCTAATCTCTCCTCTATTTGCTTTTATTATTTCGACAACTTAATGTCTTTTGTTTTAGTAATAGCGGCGGAATAAGCAGCCATGCTTTTTGATAAATCTACATTTTCAGTATCTTCACCAACCGCTACATCATCAATGTCAGACGAAACTTCTTTCTTAGCACCGAAGTAAGACTCTTTAATAGTCTGTATCTTTGCTCTAAAATCTTTTTCGTTTGTATATTCAACCTCTTCGGCAAGTTTGTTGAATTTCTCCTTAGATGTATCTGCTAAGTCATCACCCATTTCGCTAACGATTTGAGCTCTATTCTTTTCAGAGTTATCTTTGTTTAGTTCAACATTCTTTTCGATTTCTTCGTCTAATTTCTTTTGTAACGAATCAATCTTTGAAGCTTGGTCTTCTAGTACATTATACTTTTCGTCTGGGACTGAAATATAATGCTCTTCAAAAAGTGTTTTCAAACCAGAGATAAAATCTTCAGCGATTTCGCCTTTGATTCCTCTTTCTAAAGCCAATTCGTTTTCTTTCATCCACTCTTCCACAACATATGCTAGGTATGAGTCAACTTTTTCTACGAGTTCGCCTTTAGCTTTTTCTGATTCTTCTTTTAATTTTTCTTCGTATCCAGCGTGCATTTTCTTTTTAGCTTCTTTAACTTTTGAGTTAACAGCAGCTTCAAATATTGTTGCAGCCTTCGACTTAAATTCTTCGGACAAATCTTCGTCTTTGACTAAAGCGTCAACATCAGCAGTTACATCAATATGTTCATCTGCTTCAGTATCTTCTTTTTTGTAAGAAGCTTTCTTCATCATCATTTCGTCTTTTGGCATATCTTTTTTCTTTTTATCCATTGACATCATTTCTGATTTTTCGTCTTCTTCTTTTTCGTCTTTAGACGCTTCTTTGATTTCCTCTGAACCTTCTTCAGCTTCTGCTTCTTGCTCTTCTTTAATCTTTGGCATTGCGTCAGCAGCACCAGCAGATTTTTGTTGAGCGTCACCAGAAACCGGCTTAACTTTTTTTGTTGCGTCAGGATTAGAATCCGTTGGCTTAGTTACCGCTGGACCTAAATCCTCGCCCTCATTACTAAGGTGAGTAGGTTCAGCCGCCACAGCATTCTTTTTAGGAGCGTCAGCTTGTGGGTTAGCACTCGCTTCTACAACTTCTTTTTCCAACGCCTCAATTTTATTTTCTGTTTCGGCCATTTGAGAAATCTCCTCTATTTTTAATTAATTAAAAACTTTCGTTTTTTTCGTACTAATGATATTTATAAAACTAAAGTTTTCCAAGAAATGATTCAAAGACTTTTAACTTAACTTCGTCTAATTTTCTTTGTTTCGTTTCTCGTATTTGTCGTTTCCAGGCTTCTATATCCTTTTCAACGAGTTTACCATTGTCCCATACCCACTCTTTTGCTTCCATAATACCTTCTACGAAAGCGTCTGGAGCGCTTGGGTCTGCAACAATATCAGCTGCCGTTGCAAGGTAAAAGTCATCTTTTACATAGTTTGCACCGTTTCGCTGAATTATTGACCCCATACCTCTTGATGATACGCCTAACTGAGCGCCTTCATCTATAAGACCTTTTACAATCTTACCGTATGGTGTGTCCATAATTTTTGCCTCACCTACAAAGTTTTTACCATCTGGTGTTAGAGAAGTAATCATATGTGATACTCTCTCTAAGTTGACAGTAGGACCGTCTGGATGTCCTAGTTCGCCAAATGCTCTTTTTTTGTTGATGAATTCTCTATTGTATCTACTCACTTCCTGTTCCAAAACTTGTTTTGGATACACTCTTCCATTTCTATTCTTCAAATCTGATTGAAGAAAGATACCTCTAATTTTATATGATTTCTTTCCGCCGTTATCCTCTACAAGATACTCTGCGTTTTGAATTTCTTCCGATATTAGTTTCATATGTTCTCTCTTTGTACTACTATTTATAAAGTTTTCTACCTAAACTCGACAATTAAAGTGTAATTATCACCACTTGCAAAGTTTTTAGTAGATAATAAAACATCTCCAGTTGGTGTTTCTGCATTGTTTGTTATCTCATTTCCGCTTGGTCTTAAATCAATATGACCATTACCTGATAACATTAATGCTGTAGCATTTGTAGCACCGTCCCAAAGTAACTCAACAGCAGACTTATTATTAGCAGTATTAATAGAATACCATACTTTACTAATAGTTCTATTTGCGTCCTCTGTCATAAAAGTTAATTCAGAAGCGTCTACCTTTTTTACTAAAGTTTCACCAGTACCGTCTGATAGATTAGTTAACTTAACTGTAAACTTAACACCAGTTGTATCTGCAATTGTTTGACTTGTTACTGTATCTGCCATTAGCTTAATTTCCTTTTTAACCACAAGTAAAACGCATAACAAGCAAATAGATAAAGTGTTGCAATACCAACATCTACAAGATGTTCTCTCATGTTGTAAATAAATTCTATACCTGCTTGAACATCACCCATGCTACCACCTTCATTGATAGTAACATTTTTAGTGCCTTCAAAATTTTCTATTGTTTGTTCCATTACTTGTATCCCGCTTCTTTATGTGTTTC